ATTTAACTACGGGTGGATGGAAATGACTCCTAGGTGTGTCTCATGAGTGTCTACGTTCCAGATCCAGCTTTGAACGATTGGGTTCCACTTTGGAATCTTGGAAACAACGTTCCTGCAGTACAACCTGCTGCTCGTGTATATCATAGTGCGGCACAGTCGATTCCCACTGGTGTAGCGACAACATTGAATTTTGATAGTGAGCGCTTTGATACTGACAATATTCACGATACTGTCACGAACAATGATCGCTTGACTTGTCGAACGTCGGGTAAGTATGTCGTTGGTGCTGGTGTTCACTTTACCGGAGCAGGTGGAAACTATCGTCAACTTATTCTTCTAGTTAATGGAACGATATATGCGATTGATAGACGACCTCCTCTTGGCGGTGGTGTCGGTCTTCAGAGTCATCTCAATACAACCGTAGACTTGCGTGCTGGCGATTACGTACAAGTCCAATATGGGCACGATATTGGTTCAGGAAGTTCTGTCATCCTTGGAGGCAACTATTCTCCTGAATTTTGGATGGCACTCATAGGTGGGATGCAAGGGCCAGCGGGCGTAGGCGTTCCGACTCCGGTTGTGAACGGTCAATGGATCAAGGGTGTCGGCGGCGCGGCAGTCTGGTCGGCCATTGCGGCGTCAGATATTGCCGGTTACCCAGGCGGTGACCAGACGAAGGCGTTGTCCGGCGACGGTAGCTGGCAGCCGTTTCTGCGCATGTTCAGCTCATCGCCGTTGAAAGTTCAGATCGGCGGGCCGGTGACTCTCAGCTTCCCCGCCGGTTCGGGCCAGCTCACCATCAACCTGGCCCAGGCTTGGCCTGCGAGCCACAGCGTTTTTGTGGCGACTGCCTGGCCGCTCGCGCACTGGAACTTCTCGTACCAGGGTTCGCTTCCACAGAACGCCGGAGCGGGCTACATCGCCGTCAACAACACCACTGCTCAGCAAATGAGCTGTTCCTGGGTGAGCTTCGGCTACTAAGGAGTAATATGGTGGCTATATCGCTGGCTCTCCATTCTGCCGAAGCGCCTTGCATGACAACTAACTCGATGGATGTGAAAGGGGAAACGATATGCTAATTACGGTAACTGTGCAGCTCGGAGATGGAGAAGCGTTTCCTCACACAGCCGACGAAGCTGCAAGTTTGGTGCTCAATGCACTTGGTGGTGATGATACAAAGGACCATTGCTCGTTTTCGATCTTATCATTTCCTGTTTCAGGCACAGCAGGCACATTGCCTGGTAATCCTCCAGGATGAGTATCGTCAACGCCCACCCGGTACGAGTCAGAACCTCCGATGGTTGGCAGGAATTGGCTCTTACTGGACCACAGGGTCCTCCTGGACCAGCAGGTGGCATCCCTGGTGAGGTAAAGCTCTGGCCAGGAGTGACTCTACCTGATGCAGTCAAGTACGGAAAATGGGTATGGGCTGACGGATCGTCATATTCTTCGGCTACCTATCCCGAGGCTTCGACAAATATCGACCCAAGATGGAAGACGTTTGGTGGTTTGGTCGATCCTGGAGCGGGCAATTTCAGAGTTCCTGATATGCGAGGTCTTATTCCCGGTGGTATGGATCAAATGCCTGGTGGTGCGCGCGCTAATAGAGTTACAAGAGCTGCGGCTATCACTATTGCAACGATGACGGGATCAGAATATTACAGTCTTGCCATAGCTGATCTTCCTTCGCATAACCATGGTGCTGCAACCGGTGCGGAAGCTGCACACACGCATACAGTCACAACGGGAACCGAGTCTGCCGATCATTCGCACTATACGTCGACAGGTGGAGCTTCAGCAGGCCATGTTCATTATGCAGGAGCAGCCAATGGTAACGTCGGTGGTTGGGTAGCTTCGACATATCTCTACAACACTATTCCGATGGGTGGTGGTTACACTACGACACCAGGCGGTAGTGTCGCCGTGCCTGACTCAACGAGTTGTAACTTGGATCGTGATGCTAACAGTTTTGCAAATTATGTTTCCGGTGCTCATCAAGACCATTCCCATGCAGGTACTTCTGGTGGTCGTAGCGCTGGACATACACATAGCGGCACAACTGCCGGTGGTTCATCGCATTCTCACTCGATCCCAGCGCAAGGTGGAGGCGGCGCACACGAGAATATGCCTCCGACGGTATTTGTCCCTTATATTGTGAGGTTGGATGGATGAAATATCATCACAAGTCCGAGAAACAGCATTATGAAAAGACTGCTGCCTCGCATTCAAAGGAGATAGGTAAGGTAAAGGCTACCAAGAAGAAAAGTCAAGATATACACGAAGAGGCTATGGCTGAATGGCAAGCAGCCAAGGATGCTCATGATGAACATCGGGAAAAAGAGGCAAAGAAACATGCGGATAATCACGAGCAGTGGCGGATTACTCATGCTGCTTGGGAAAACGGAGAGTTTCCTGAAGGAAGCGATCCTCCTCTCGAGCCGGAAGAGTTGATCGTTCCAGAATATCCGTTGACTGCTCCAGAACCTCCCCCTCCTCTTCCAGAACCAGAGCCTCCCGAGCCTTTGAATACCTATCAAGCACGTAAGGTTGAGGAGCACGAAGAGATTGAAACACAGGATGGAACTGTTTTAGTTCTTGCTGGAAGATATGTCATGACCGATCCTGCTGGTAATCAATTCTCTGTCTCCGAAGAAGAACTCAATCGATTCTTCGAAAAGGAGAAAAAATGACAGAGAATCAATATCAGGCAAAGTTGATCCGGAAGATCAAGAAGATGTTTCCTGGGTGTGTGGTTCTCAAATCTGATTCATCATATTTACAAGGAGTCCCAGATTTGATCATTCTTTGGGAATTCAATTGGGCTTCCTTGGAAGTCAAGCCTACGGCCAAGGCTAGCAGGCAACCTAATCAAGACTACTACGTGGAGCAATTAGACGAGATGTCGTTCGCTGCCTATATTTACCCCGAAAACGAAGAGGAAGTTCTGAGTGCGCTTCAACAGGCATTTAAGTCTCCAAGGAGAGCATGCGTTCTTAAGTCCTAGTCAGTATCATTGGATTCATTACACACCCGACAGATTACTCGAGCGTTGGACTGCAGCTCAAGCTTCGGCATATGGTATTGCGCAGCACGAATACGCTCACAGAGAGATCTTAGCAGGGAGACGCTCTGCTCTCGTCGGTACTATCGGGTTGTATATAAACGATGCGATTCAATTTAGGATGAATTGTGAGCAAGTTCTTTATTATTCGGAGAATTGTTTCGGAACCGCCGATACAATTTGCTTTCGTTACAACACTCTGCGAATTCATGATTTGAAAACTGGGGTATATCCTGGCTCTGTTCATCAACTTGAAATATATGCCGCGTTGTTCTGTCTCGAGTACGACAAGAATCCATTCGAAATAAAGATGGAACTGCGTATCTATCAGGACAACGAGGTTATGGTATTCGACGCCGATCCAGAGGATATTTCGTTCATCATGGAGAGAATCCGATATTTCGATAAGTTGATCGGTCATCGTAAACTCGAGGAAGAAACGTAGGGAGGTGATTTCATGGTGGTAATCTCGGAAGAAAATCATCTAAAGCACTATGGAACTCCCCGACATTCCGGTCGATATCCTTGGGGTTCCGGTGATGCGAATCCTGAAAGCACTCGTAACAGGCATCTTCTGCAAACTGTGAAGCATCTTCGACAACAAGGCATGTCGGAATCTGAGATTGCCAAAGGAATGGGTGTTTCGGTAACTCAGCTTCGAGCTCAGAAGTCGATTGCTCTTGCTCAGCAGAAGCAAGACAAGATCTATACCGCTCAGCGTTTGAAGGACAAAGGTTGGTCGAACGTAGAGATCGGTAAACGAATGGCTTTGAATGAATCCTCGGTTCGTGCTCTTCTTGCTCCTGGTGAGAAAGACAAGGCCGATGCTATTCAGACCACAGCAAATATGCTCAAAGGCCAAGTCGATCAGAAGAAGTACATCGATATCGGCAGTGGTGTCGAGCATCAAATTGGTGTTACCTCGACAAGACTCAAGACTTCTGTAGCTGTTCTACAAGAGCAGGGATATCAGGTTCACCCGATCAAGGTTCAACAAGGTGGAACTGGTAAGTTCACAACTATGAAAGTGCTGGCTCCTCCTGGTACGACTCTTTCTGAGGTTCAGAGAAACAGAGCTCAGATTAGGCAGATTCAGGAATATTCTGAAGATCACGGTCGAAGCTTCTTGAAAGTTCAGCCTCCTTTGAATCTCAGCTCGAGAAGAGTTCAGATAGTCTCTGGTCCTGAAGGAGCAAAAGCTGATGGTATGATTTATGTCCGGCCTGGAAAGAAAGATCTCTCTATCGGTTCATCTCCCTATGGACAGGTTCGTATCGCCGTCGACGGAACGCATTATCTGAAAGGAATGGCCGTCTACAAAGACGATCTTCCTCCTGGCGTCGATGTTCAGTTCCATACGAAGCAACCCGATACAGGTCGTAAGAAAGATGCCATGAAGCCGTTGAATGTGGATGATCCCGAGCTTCCGTTCGGAGCTATTACTCATCAAGTTCATGGTCCAGATGGCAAAGTAAGTTCGGTTATGAATCTTGTCGGAAGCAAAGTAGGATCGGGAGAAGAAGGGTCCTGGGATTCTTGGTCAAGAAATCTGCCTTCTCAGATGCTTTCGAAGCAAAGCCCGAACCTCGCCAAACAGCAGTTGACTGTGACCTTTGATCGTCGTAAAAATGAATTCGACGAGATCAAGTCGCTTACGAATCCAACGGTGAAGAAAGATCTACTTGTAAAGTTCGCAGATCAGACAGATGCCGCTGCAGTACATCTTAAAGCAGCTTCTCTTCCCAGACAGTCGACCAAGGTTATTCTGCCTGTTTCATCGATGAAACCGACTGAGATCTATGCTCCTACCATGAGAGATGGAGAACGTGTAGCTCTTGTTCGATTCCCTCATGGTGGAACGTTCGAGATTCCCGAGTTGACGGTGAATAACCGCAATCGTGAAGCGCGCAAGATGTTGGGTACTACAGCAAGAGATGCTGTCGGTATTCATCATTCTGTAGCAGAGCGTTTGTCTGGTGCCGACTTCGACGGAGATACGGTTCTTCTCATTCCTAATAACAGAGGATCGGTCAAGAGTACTCCGGCTCTTGAGGGATTGAAGGATTTCGATCCTATGGTCTACAAGATTCCAGAGCATTCGCCTATTCCCCGAATAACTAGTGCTATGAAGGGCGCAGAGATGGGTAAGGTTTCGAACCTTATTACAGACATGTCTCTTCAAGGGGCTAGCACAGATCAGCTTGCTCGTGCTATTCGCCATTCGATGGTTGTTATTGACTCAGAGAAGCACAACCTTGATTACCGCCAGTCTGAAAAAGACAATGGTATCCTCGCCTTGAAGGAGGAGTATCAAGGAGGAAAGCGGAGAGGTGCCGCTACCTTGATCAGTCGGGCTGGAGCAGAGGATCGCATTCCTCAAAGAAGACTTCGCCCTGCTAGTAGAGGTGGACCTATCGACCCGGCTACGGGAAAGAAGGTCTTTGAGCCCACCGGCTATACGATCATGGAGCGCAAGTCGAAGATAGACCCGGCTACAGGGAAGAGAGTGTATTACGAGACCGGAAGACCGAAGCTGGCCACCGAGAAGGTAGAGAGACTGGCCGTTACTGACGATGCATTCAAGCTTTCTTCTGGTACACGTATGGAGGTTATCTATGCCGAGCATTCGAATAAGCTGAAGGCCTTGGCTAATGAAGCTCGAAAAGAATCCCTCCCCCTCAAAGGAACACCCACCTCTCCTTCTGCGAAGAAGGTGTATGCAAATGAAGTGGCCTCTCTTGATGCGAAGATCCGCAATGCTGAAAGAAACGCCCCCTATGAGAGACAAGCCCAGCTCCTAGCAAACGCCTCTGTTGGTCAGAAGAGGCAGGCTAATCCAAACATGGAGCCTGAGGAAGTAAAGAAGATCAAGCAGCAAGCCCTCAATGAGTACAGGATTAGGACAGGAGCTAAGAAAGACAAGATCACTGTAACACCTAATGAGTGGAATGCTATTCAGGCTGGTGCTGTCAGCACAAGTAAGTTGGAGAAGATCCTTAAGAATAGCGACGCTGATACAGTTAAGATGCTAGCTATGCCTAAGCAAACCTCCAAGATGTCAGGCAGTAAGCTTGTCCGAGCTCGGTCTATGTTGGACTCTGGGTATACTCAGGCTGAGGTAGCAGATGCACTAGGCGTTGGCGTGACCACACTCAGGCTCAACCTGAATGAATAGGTGATCATGTCTAACACTGAATCAACACAAGCAATAGAGTACATGCTTACTACTGTTGACAATCCATTCAATCCTTTCACTCGCTTCGACGAGTGGTTAGCATATGACATGCGATTGGGTTACAATACTTTATCTTTCTTAGATAGGATTGCGAGGGTCTCACCCGACCTATCGGAGCCAGATCAGGCATTAGCTATTCAGAATGCAATAGATGAGATAGTCAGTGAGAATGTTTCTGGTATGTGGAGAAAAGTTTCAAGAGATTCAGCAATGAAGTTCGAAGCCCAGGCCGGTGTTTAATAGGGGTACACTATATGACCATGCCTACCCAGGTAGCGGGCATAGTGGTTGGTCAGTCAATAAGTAATAAAAGTTAATGATAATTAATAATAAATAAAAAGCCTACGTATACCACATGCCTACACTACCTATGGTGGTCGGAGAAAAATTAAATGAAAGAAAAAATTTCTAAAAATTTTTAGAAAAAAATTTTTAGAAAAAATTTGAAAACGTTTTTAGAAAATAATTTTTATGACGGGGGGAGGGGCCCCCTTTTGAAATACCCCCACCCCTAGCAT